GTAGTGGATGAATACCAGTCTGTCGTGCCCTGCCTGCATCTGGCGCGTTGGGCCTATCCGCTCGATTATCTGTTGATGCTCTTCGAGATTCCAGTTGACGGAGAAGAACACGAGGATGTTGCCCCCGTCCTGTAAGTTAAGGCCATGACCAGCGCTAGCAGGATGAGCAAACAGAACCGGAATACGGCCAGCGTTCCACGCCCGAATAGTTTCTGGATCACTATCGAGCACGCGGCCCCGAGGAAAAGCGGCGCGAAGGCGATCCAGATCGCTACGGAAATGATAAGCGACAAGTACCGGTGCACCATTCGATTCTTCGATAATGTCCTCAAGCGCCTGGAGCTTTGCATCGTGGACCTCCGTCCAGTTTCGCTGTTCATCGGTATAGATCGCGCCGGCAGCCAGTTGCAGGCACTTCTGCGTCTTGCTGGCCGCGTTCAGGGCTTCCACTTCCGTCGGCCCCAGATGCCCCTCCAGTTCCAGGAACATTTTCTTTTCCATGTCCCGGTACAGTTGCCGCGCCTTGTGGGGCAGATTCACCACTATCCGGTTCTTCACCGGCTCTGAGAGATTGAAGTAGTCCTTCGCATCCAGCGATAAGCACACGTCTGAAATAAGCGTCTGTATCTCCTTCTGCGCGAAGTCTGTCGGCTCCAGACTGAACCCATCGTAGCTCTTTCTGAACCACCTGTTCGAAAAAGCAGTAAACGACCGTCCAAGTCGATGGCCCCCATCTATGAACCACATCGGCCCCCATAAGTCTTTCAGCCCATTCGGTGCAGGGGTGCCCGTCAGTCCTATCCATCTGTCTACCTTTTTGTGAGCGACTTCCGCGAGCGCCTTGGCGCGCTTCGTGCCCTGCCTCGTGCGAAAACCTTTGAGTTTCGTTACCTCATCCGCGACTATCGTTTTAAACGGCCAGGGGCGAGGATTGTATTTGAACCAGTCGACGAGCCACGGTACGTTCTCGTAATTGATTGTGAATATTTGTGCTTCCTTCCGGAGAGCGAGCGCACGTTCAGCCGCGTTCCCCGAGACCACGGAAACAGTGAGGTCAAGGTTCCATTTCTCAACTTCGTCAGGCCACGTACTTTGCGCAACCCGGAGCGGCGCGAGCACAAGGGTCGGAGCATCGTCGACAAGCATAAGATGGCTGAGCGCTGTGAGTGTCGATATAGTTTTACCGAGACCCATCGGTACGAAAGCATTGCAGCGCTCCTTTTCCAGTATGTGATCGATGATCAGTTGTTGGTAAGGTCTGAGTTTCATCGCGCGGCGCAGAAACCCATAAGACCGTACAGCAACATGCCGAGTATCAGAACCACGATTGTGTATGTGCTCATTTTCTTGTCATGAACTCTATGAAAACGTCTACGGCTTCTTTGGTATCAAGTACGAAGACGTTGAAGCCTATTTTTCGCCACCGGTTATGTTCTCGAACCTGGTGGTCCTCTGCGGTCTCACCGGGACGCTTCAGTTCTACAAAAGCGAAACGACCGATGGGGAAGCCGCAGATCCGATCATTGACGCCTCGGCGGCCGGGGCTCACGAATTTGCGTTGCAGGCCGCCGGCTTCGCGTACCCGCTTCACGAAGTAGGCTTCGATTTCGCGTTCTCTCATTTTCCGATAAGCCCTAAAAGGATCAGCCTCACACCGCAATAGAAGACCCCGCAGGCCGCCAGGCAAATTGCAGCACCGAACCCCGTTACGAATAGCTCTTCAGGTCTCACATCCATCCCCAAACCCATTCCAGCGTGTACACGACTCCGAGCCCCAAAACACCAAGCGCGGCGCAGATGATATCGGCTCGCGTGCGCCGCTTCGCGTACGGCGTGAACGAGTGGTGAGACCCGAACGCTTGCTGTATCGTGCGGGGCACGGGCCGGTAATGGCGGTTGTCTTTACTGAACATGATTCCTCCCTACCAGATTAACTTTTCGACTGGAATTCCGTCCGCTTTCAGGTTCGCGTACACATGCTCGATAACCTTGTTGCCGCGCCATGCCTTGCTAAAACGGAAACCCGTAACGCGCATGACCGGTACGAACAGATCGGCGGCGAGATACTTGAAATGTTGGTGGATCTTGCTCATGTCGTTCTCCTGTTGTCGTTGGAAGAACTATAGCAGATGCAAAACGGAAGTCAATCCTTTCTGTACCGGTAAGCCTCAAATCCGGCAGCGGCGAGCGGAAGCCCCGGCGCCCAGGGCGGAACCACAGCCATGAGTTTGGACAAGTGCTTCGCGCTATACAATTCGCCGTCAGGCGCATACGTGATCAGTTCATCGTGAATCGGTAACCGGATCGAATACCCGGCTTCACTGACCGCCGGATAGCAGTGCTTGAACACATCCCGTGCTACGGCTTGCGTCATGTTCTCGACGAGCTTGCCGCCATAGGTCGATATACGAGACCACTTGCGGCTGTACTGATTGACGCCCATGAAAGACAACTTGTCTTCATTGCGCATCGCGGGATATGACAGCGAGCGTCCGCTCGGCAGAATGATCCGCAGCCAGTTACCCGGCTTGATGACGGTGCACCGGCCTGCGGTGTACTCCGTACCCATACCGGTAACCGCCTTTTGACATGCTCGCTCTATGTCGTGCCACAGCGATTCAATGCCGGGATGCGCACGACGCCATAGACGCTTTAGCGAATCGCACATCATGAACGTCCGGGGCTGTAGTCCAAACATCGGCCGCTTGTTGTCGGTCGACCAATCGTAAAAATTCTCCGCTTCTGCCCAGACGTCGGCCGGTATGTCGGCGTCTAGCGAATCCAGATCGATGCCATAAGTCGCGGCCCCTGTGACGAAAGCGCCAACGCCTCCCTGGTATGCGAGGAACAGTTCCATCACTTTCCCGATCTGGCGCTGGTGCTTGTCGACCGTGGCCGGATTGACCTTGAACGCCTTGCCGTAGGCGACCTTATACAGATCCTCGCCTTTGCCTGCATCGAAGTCGCGGAACGCCTGCAACTTCCACTCCTCGCCGGCCAACCAGGCAACGACACGCCCCTCTATGTTTGACAGATCGGCAACGACGATCTTGTGTTTCGGTGGCGCGATGATCGCGCCTCGCATGGCGTTGGCGCACAACTCCATCACGTTGTCCGTGATGAGGTCCGCGCACCCCGCCTTGATAGCATCAATCCCGATCTCGATCTCCGACGCCTTGAGCGTCGGCCGCATCAGGTTTTGCGGCTGCAATAGTCGTCCGGCGTCGCGGCTTGTGCGCCCAGCGCCGCTGAACTGTATAACGCCTCGAAGATAGCCGTCTGAACTCGTTGAGCGGAGTACTCGCTTGTATTTCGAGACAGACGACGTTGACGCCATAAGACGGATAGCAATGAGGTCTCGTACTCCGTCAGGGAGCGATGGGTCTCCAAGGCGTCGCTCAAGCGTATCTGCTCGCATATCAGGCAGCGTGACCCCGTGCTCAGCGAGGATGTATTCAAGCAGCCTGTCGCGCTGCGTGGCAGCGGTGACGGCCCCGGCTGTGGCTTCGGTGACATCAGCCGCGAGTCCTGCCTGCGCTGCGTCAACCGCTTCAATAGCCTTGCCGGCCAGTTCAAGATCGACATAGATTCCCTCGTTGTTTATTTTCTGATCGTGCTGCCACAGCGCCAGTTCCGACGCGTTGTTCGGATAGTTCCACTTGGGCATCTTGTTGTGGAGTATGCGCATCGACGTAATATCCGACTTAGCATACTTGATGAACTCCGCCCATTCATCCGGATGGGTCTCACGAGTCTTCCTCCGCAACTTCTGGTTAGCGGGCTGCGGTTTGCAGAACATGTGAATCAACTGGCGCCCGCGCTTATCCTTCACCTGATCGACGGGCAGCCGGAAGATATCGCAAAGCGCGCCTAGCGCTCCGGGCAGCCCGTGGCAAAGAGCCTGAACCATGGTGTCACGGTGACACTCTTCTTTCATATAGGCGTTGATACCTATATAGGCTTTCTTAAGGACAACGCGGTCGAATCCGCCTGAGTTATGCCCCCAATACTCATCCGCTTGGTATATTGCGTCGCGCAATTCCACAGGACACAGTTGGCTGGACGTAACATCCCAGCACTGAACCGGCCCGTCGTCAACCGCCCACGCGAACAGCAGTATCTCTGCGCGCTCCGCATACCGGTGCGCGCCGTCCGTGATTGGCGTTTCGCTATACGTTTCCAGATCCCACCAGAGTTTCATACGAGCCCCCTCCACGGCAATTTATCGGCTATCGCAGCTTCGTCGAAGAAGGTCGGCGACTGGTTTATCTCTATCCGTTCCCTTATTACCTGTGCACGTGCTTCCTTCGACGCAGGCGTATAAGTCCCCTTCCAGCGCACGTCCAGGCCTATGTTACGGCCGATGTTCGTGCTATCCGCGCTCGAGAACGGAAACCGCGTGAACACATCAGGGTTAAGCATTCGCAGCCCGTGTATCTTGCAGCACGGCAGCCCTTCGCGATTACATATCACGCCCATCACCTCCAGCATCCGTGCATACCACCTGTCAGACCCTACCTTGTCGTACTCTCCGGAACTACCGATGCAGATGCGCGGCCATTTCGACAACCTGTCCAACCGGTCAAGACTTTCGTGCATATGCCATACCGGAGCCCCAACATGCGGCTTGCTGTCCTTCCACGGCCACTGATCGATCAGGGCGTCATTCGCTTCTTCATCGCCATCTATCACGTCCGGGATGACCGCAAAGTCAAACTGCGGATACCGGTGCACCTCCGCAACCCACTGGTAATAAAGTTCCCAGTCTTCAATCGGCTTTCCCTTGCGCCAAGCGATGAACGCGCCATTGTCGACTGCAAAGCTCTGGCATACATCCAGGGCAACCCCCAACTGTTCGGGGTGCGCAAAACACACAAAAGCGTGACCCCCTCCGATGGCGCATATAGCAGCCGTATTAGGTGTTATCGGGAGCCCGTGGTAATGAATCATCGTTAGTCAGTCCGGCTATGTAGTCAAGGCTGACCCCGTAGAGTTTAGCCAGATCGGTCACCATGAAAAACCCCGGCTGGTGCTCCCCTTTTTCCAC